CGCCTTCGCCAACACCAGCACCAACACCGCCGCCAGGATTACCTCCGCCACCTTCGCAATCCTCGACAGGAGAAATCAACGAGACCGAAGTGTATGGCATGTCCTCAAGATCAAGACAGCAACCGCAACCACACTTACCGAAACAACTCATCTAGCAAATCTCCACAGCGACCCAGCGAGACCCAACACGAAAACAGATCAGCACCGAACCGCTGACGATTACTGATGCCGCAGGATTTACCACGTTGATATCGAAAAGATCACTTAGCACCGCAGCCGATGAAATCTGCTTAGCCTTAGCTGTCCCTGCTCCGAGCGTATTGCCGACCCTGGCAGTCAGGTTGCTAGTCGCGAAGGCCAGAATAGTATCCGCCGTAGAAACGTGATCGTTTCCATTCTGACCGCCTGAGGCCTTGCCTCCGATGCTTTGGAGCAAAGCTTGGCTGTCTGACTCGTTGAAAGCGTAAAGCGTCTCATTGGCCATTTTAGGATGTCCTGATGAACGATGAGAAGTTGATTTCCTTCTTGACCCTGAACGACAATTCAGCCGGGTCAGTTGCCTTAGCCCCCGAGCCGTTCAACGGCCCAACCATCGGGAATGTATTTGTGTCGTCCATATACCGCTTACGGTTGCCACCGTCGAGATAAAATGGCCCTATGTCGGCTCTCACTTCGTCATGCGTGTCTGGATCATAGGTGACCTTGTACTTGACACGCCAAGCGTTGTAGCCAGCGTATGAACCCAATTCGGCCTCTTGCACCTCTAAGAGCAACGTGCGAGCCGAAAACACCTGGCCGATAGCGTCGAAACTCGATTGGTTAACAGTGTCGTTTCGGTCAAGGAAATCTTTGAGTTTTAGCCCAGCGTCCTCAAACTGAACAAACGAAAATTGACAGAGCGAACTTGTTTGAGTCAATGGCGTATCGAATGGAGTCTTTGCACTGTTGACCGGGTACTTAGCCGGATTGCTTCGATCCTTGCTAAGTATCTTTTCTTTGGTGGTAAATGAATCGATGCGAAAAACCGGGATCCATGTTGCCGGATCTGGGTTCTGTTCTTGATTCTGCTTTTGTTCTTCCGAGCCTGTTTGGAATCGAGCTGTAACATTCCAATAAAGAGCGTGTTTTTCTTCTCGCTCGCATGACACCTCGTCGCAAACGAGATTGAGCTGGCCGTAAAGCAATCCAGCTCGAGGTAGGCCAGGAGTGTTGTAGAGTACATCGAATCGATTGCTTGTAACCTGATCGGTCTTGACCCTGTAGCTCCAAGTCTCGCCAAAGATCAATTGAAAGCCTTGCCCCTTGCGGCAAAATCCAGATCCTTTGCGAAGTTCTGCGCCTACCAATTCATTTGCCATGCTATCTAGCCCTTTTCAGGCTTGGTTTCCGTTCTGACCAAATGCCTAACAAATAACCGACGTATCCGCACCAGATTGCTATTAAAACCTTTTTCAAGATCCAAGCTGCAATGTCGAATGGTTCGATGATTACCTCGCAAGTGCTAAACGTGGAGCGTTCGCAGCAAGTTCGTTTGCTTTCCTAGCCTCAGCCAGCAATTGCTCTTGCATCTTCTTTTGCTCTGCCTTCTCTTTGGCCTGAAGGTTTTCACGCTGGACGAATTGAAAGGCTTCTTTGGTGCCTGCCTTGAGTGCAGGAGCGATATCCTTAACAATATCCTCCTTGGACTGAAACCTTTCAGCCGCTCGCATCGAAAGAGCGTCGAACTGTTGCTGATTGATGCCTTTGTCTGGCCCGAGTGCCTTCATTGCTTCAAGACGCTGCAATTCCTTTTGAAGCTTTTCTTGAGGGCTTGTCATTTCTTCTTTAAGCTTCGCTGCGTCCGCTTCCAATTCTTGAGCCTTGCGAGCCTCATCGACGCGATTCTTAAACAGCCTGTACCGCTCGATGTCTTGATCCATCCAACCGGCTCGTTTTTGCTTCGCCTCAAGTGCCGCCTGTTCGCCTAGCGTTAGCTTGTCAAATTCTTCGCGGAGATCCCACATAGCCTTGCCAGTCTCATTGTAAAGCGTTGTAGACTTTTCAAGCTCTGACAATCTAGCCTTTTCGTCGCTAGCACGCTTCGCCGCTGCTTCCGCCATTGCGACTGCTTCCGCATTGGCTTTGGTCTTTGCTTCTGCTTTCATCGCTTCGGCTCTGACCGATGCCGCTGCTGCGTCAAGTTCTGCTTCCTCTTGATCGTCAAGCGAATCTAAAAAGTCATCTAGCGCACCTCGACGGCCAGAAAGCAGATTGCTTATCATTCCAGTGACGCTAACGCTAGAAAGCATCGTTTCGGCTGTCATGTTCCGAAGTCCGCTCGCCATCGCCGCGAATCCAGTCGATGCTTTTTCAGCCAAGAACATGAAGTAACCGCCGACGGTCTTTTCGTTCGATGTCGCACTCGATGCAACATCTTTGAGCAATCCGGTCAACTGTTGAACCAACGGAATCAATGCCGTACCAAGTGCGATCGATGCCGCCTTTATTTCGGATTCGAGCTTGGCGAACTGCCCTGACATTGTTCCTTCAAGTTGCTGATTCATTCCATAGAATCGACCGCCTTCGCTCGTCGCTGTCTCAAATGCTTTTGCGACCATTTGAGCACTAATTGCACCGTCCTCCATTCGCTTCTTTAGCTCGATCATGCTAACGCCAGTCGTTCGGCTGATTTCCTGCAACGGGTTGAAACCAGCGTTGACCATTTGCAAGACTTCTTGACCCATTAGCCGACCGTTCGCTTGCACTTGACCAAACGCCAATGCCAACGACTGAAACTGTTCAGCATTGCCAAGAGAGATCGCTGCGAGCCTGCTAAGCGTCGGCCTGAGTGCTTCGGCTTGAACGCCAAATTGAAGCATTGTTTTCCCGGCTCTTGCGAAGTCTGCAAAGTTAATCGGGCTTTCAATGTCCAGTGCCTTAAAGTCATTTAGCAGCTTGGTCGCCTGAGCCGCCGAGCCTGTCATGACTCCAAAGGCAACTTTTGTTTGCTCCATTTCCGCCGCAAGCTTGACCGATGTTTTGACCGCCGAAACTGAAGCACTTAGGCCAGCGTAAGTCATCGCTAGATTCTTAATTGAACTGATTGCCGATTGCTGGTTGCTTATTGCAGTCTTTTGCTCGTTGACCGCCCTGGTTGTCTGACCTAGTTGAGCCTGCAAGCTTGCTTGAGCCCGTTTGAATTCGTCGGTAGTCATCGACCCGTTTGCAACCTTGATCCGAAGTTGCTCGATGGCTTGCGAATATGTCGCGACGTTTTGAACTGGAATTGATACGCCTAGCTTTTTGGAAAGAGTGTCTTGAATCGCTGCAAAGCGTTCAGCACTCAAGCCGCCTGCGTTGTAGGCTCGCTGAAGCTTTTCCATCTCGGTTGCGTAGCGATCAAACGGATCGATCGATTCCTTGGCAAGCCTTGTAATCGATGCTAACTCTCCGCGCGTAAACATGCCGCCTTTTTTAAGTTCGTCAACATCCATGCCAATCTTGATATTTGCAATGTTGATAGTTTGAGCCATCGCTTACTTACCTCCAAAACCAAACATTGCCTTGACTTGTCCGGCCATTTCTTTTGCGGTATCCATGCCATCCATCAAGATCGATTTAAGGCTTACTTTCTTTCGAGCGTACCTAGCTGGCATGAATTCCTCGATCTCTGGACAATCCTTACCGGCTCGAACAAATAGATCCAAGTGCGTTGCATGTGCCAAGGTCGCTGTCTGTAACCAAGCTTCCCCCATTGGCTCAACCTTGTCCCAAGCGACCCATTGATTAAGCTGTCCCGCAGGCATCGAGCGAACCCACCGGAGCGGATCCGCAATGCCAAAAGCCAACGCCAGCCGAAAGGCTACTTTCAACCTTGGGCTGGTTCGGATTTTTTTACCAAGTCCTCAATCTCTTTGGCATCGTACGAGGACAACGCTAGGCAATCCTCGTAAAGCTTGCCGACGATCTGCTTTGGCAGTCCCTTGAGCCTTTCGGGTTCGCTAATGACGCGGTTCCCTTCGATGTCATGCAGGCAGTAAGCAACCATTAGCCGACGATGCCGAGACAGATCGAACTTGCCTTTTTTGTCTTGCATTGCGACTTCCATTTCGGCTGCATCGCCTTCGGACAGCTCATGCAAAACATATTCTTTGCCGTTGACTAGCACCGGCTTGGTATTCAGTGGCCTTTCGACCAACGCAAAGAATTCATCTTCGATGTTACTCATCTTCCGATTCCTCCTTGCGAATTGCTTCCAATGCATCCTCATAGAACTTGCGAGAGTGCTGTTCTGGCCGTTGAACTTCGACCGCATAACCTTGCACCTGTTCGGCTTGTAAAGCAATCGAGGTTAATTCGTCGTCGCTCAACGCATCATGAGGAAACTGAAACAAGGCTTGAATCTGAGCCACCTTGCCGAAAGGTAGATAGCCCACCAAAACACCGTTAAAACCAATCTGGAACTGGTTGAGGTCTTTAGCGTCGGAGTCTTGACCGACTTAACGAACGCAGTCCCCTGGAAAGATCCAGCACCGGGCAGCGTAATCGTCACCGAGATTCCCGCGTAGGGTTCAGCCGATGGGATCATGGCCGTGGTAAACGGGATCGATGATCCAAGCCAATAGAACTCAACTTCGACTTCGGGATTCTTGCGAAGATCCGAAGGGCGAAGCAACTCGAATCCAGCCGCTCCCAAGTCGGTGATGTCGAGTTGATCGACTCCGATGGTCATTTCGCCAATTCGCTTGAGCTTGGTGGTAATCAAGCCAGTCCCGGAAATAGTCGCTCCAAGTCCAGTAGTCGGTACAGTCAATGCAGCCATGTCTAGGGCTCCCCGTAGTGAACCAAGAGATCGAAGCTAACCAAATACCGATGCTCTTGGTTTCCATCGGTTGGAGTATCGTTTAGGTATTCGTCAGCACTGTCGAAATCGATTCCTGCAAATGAGTAACCGTCAACAGTACCGCGAAAAAAATCAATTCCGGTTTCGCGAATCGCTTTGCTGATTGAACTTGCGACCCGCCGAGTAGTTGCGTAGCAATCGAAGGTGACCCTAGCATGAGCCGACTTGGTTACCCCGTCGATAGCGTGATCTCGTTCTGTGGAAGTGACGTAGTAGACGATGGCAGGCAGTTGAGCATTTTGGACGAGTGCATCAGGATACATTCGCTGACCAACGAGCGTTGATACTGTGTTATAGCTGAGCAGCTTCGTCCTCAATGCTTCGCCAATTGCCGACATTACAACTCCCCGTTGATAACGATGATGTCCCGAGATGCCGCCTCAGCTGAATTGCTTACCACCTTTAGATACCGAACACCGGCCATGACTTCGGTATTTAGTGCGATGAACCGTGATGCTCCAACCGTCACGCTGTACTGCGTTGATCCGTTGTAAAGATCGTAAAAGTTGTTTGCATCGTCGGAAGCTTGGAAAGTGAACGTGGTTCCAGTCAATCCCGTTGGTGTTCTGAGTGCAAGAACCGTCCGACCACCTTCGAGCGTCAATGCACCTGAAACAGTTCCGCTAGATGCAATGGTTACTTTTGATGTCAGTTGAAGATTTCTAGCCAAGGCGAAGCTCCTTGATTTGCTTTTGTAGTTCGTTCATAAAAGCTTGTCCAGCTTGTGATTTCGTAATGTCGAAAGCCTTGACAGGTGCTCGATCTTGAATTGGAAAGTCGGCGGTTTGTGGCTTG